CTGTAAATAAAGCGCCTGAATCTCTTACTAAGTCGCTCTACTCTAGGCGCGCAGGATACTCGGCAATCGCTACCGACAAGGCGCACGCAAGCAAGATCGCAAGAATAGTTGAAACATTGACGCATGAAAGTTGGAGAAAGACGCTAGTTCCTGTTCTTCCGTGGAGCATTGTTGACAAGTCTTTGGCAAGTCTTCCGCAAAATGTTTCTAACTCATGCGTAGGAATAAACATTGACAGTTTTATCGTAGACAAGTTACACGAAGATAGCACAACTCGCTACAACCAGTGGGTTGTAGAAAACGAAAACACCAAGTGGATTAAGAATGCAACTAAGGTACTTGTGTACCCGAGCACTCCGGCAAAGACGAAACGCGCCCAAGGTGATGCTGCAGTTCTAGAAAACATGTCTTCTTCTGCTGGAGTTCTTATTGGTCCGCACGACGATAAAGTTCTGTGGTGGTCCAGTCGATTTGCACAGGCATTGAATACTCGTACGCCGGTAGCGACAGAGTGGCGTGACAGCCAAGCTATTGGAGACGCCTGGTCGCACCTAGCTTCTGGCATTGAAGAAATGAATTTAGAAGACAGGTACGAGCTTTCAACTGCGCAGCGATCTCAGTATATTGAAAGCATTCCAAACAAACAACAAGTAACTGACACTCTACTCAAGGAATTAGAAATTAAATGAAAGTACTATTCAATCGTTGGCTTGAAAAGACAAAACAACTTCAAGTCGACGTATACGGAGCAGACTACACAACGTTTCACAGCGATGGGCCAGATGATCTCAATGAATTGATTGAGTACATCCGCTGGAACATGCTCGCCATTGACGATGAACTTGCTGAGGTTCGTCAAGCTATTTCATGGAAGCCTTGGCAACACGATGAGCCATATGCCGATCGCAAAGAAATCGTTAAAGAATGCGTAGACGTGCTTCACTTTGTCGCGAACATTCTCTGTGCTGCCGGAGCTACGGACGAAGAGCTTGATGAAGAGTACCTCAAGAAAATGCAAAAGAACGCTGATCGCCAAAAGAATGGCTATAAAGTCCTAGATCCAGGCATGAAATGCACTCGGTGTGTACGCGCTCTTGATGACTATGATGTGGACTCGTGCCAAGACTCTCTGTGCCCCTCTAAGGGCGCGTAATGAGCCTATGGATTTCCGTACATGTCCGCAACGTGCTGCCAGGAGACGTCGTTAGAGTGCGAGAGAACGCATATAGCGGCAACACTGGCGCAATGCACAATGGACGTATATGTGAAGTACTACTTGTCCGTGGCGGTGACGTAGTTGTCAAATCAGTCGACGGAAAACACCCTGTACTAGAAAAGACATACCACTCTCCAGCAGTTTTAGAGAAAGAAGTACTTGATGAGATTGTCAATTGAAATAAGTGTGACGGGATCTACATTAGACGAGATTATGTCTAGTGCAGTTGCTGAATGGAACAAGCTGTCTCAGTCTGATTCACAAGTTCTTCCATCTGGGTCAGAAATTGATGTAGTCCCAAACGACGGTGCTACGCGCCCAGGACTGTACACGGCTCGTGTCTTTATTAGGACGAAAGTAGAAGATAATGTCTGACAAAGAAAAATTGCCACGCCAGCAAATGCTTGAAGAAGCCTCTGGCATTATTTCGGGTCAGCGCGACGAGCAGTATGGCAAGCCAGAAGATAACTTCGGGCGAATTGCTAAGATTTGGTCTGTGATTCTTGGAATAGACATTTCAACAGAAGACGTGGCTATGCTAATGGTAGGTCTTAAAGTTGCGCGCTACGTAAACAAGTCTGGATTCCAAGGAGACACTTGGGTCGACATCGCCGGGTACGCGGCATGTGGATATGAAGTTGGAATTAAAGATACGCGGCAATAAAACCACCGTGATACTGTAGATCTTCGCGACAGCGGAGAGGAACGTACATGTCTCAACCTACTTTTGTAGATTGCAATGGTCTTGCTGGATTTATGAGCTACGGCTTTGTGAAGTCTGGTATGAAAATGTTAGATCGCACAGGGACACTTGACTTTGGAAATCGAGTAGCTGAAGCTAATCGCCATCTTCTTGGCAAAGACTGGACCGCGTTCTTTTCAGATGATGTGTCAGAGTGGCCAGTACATAACGCTGATGTCGTTCTTGGTTGTCCTCCTTGCTCTGGTTGGTCTGTCTGGTCTATTGGAAGCCGTGGTCCAGATGCCGCGGTGCACGAGCACACGCGCGCATTTATGCGCTATGCGGCTGCTGTAAAGCCAAAAATTATTGTGTTTGAATGTGTGCAACAAGCATTCACACAGGGGCGAGCCGTTATGGCAAAGTACCGCGATATGGTTGAAGAGCTGTCGGGCAAAGAGTACGACCTATATCACGTAAAGATGAACAACCTCCAAGTTGGTGGATTTTCGTATCGCGCTCGATATTTCTGGGTTGCGGCTGAGCGAGGACTGCCGTTTGGTGCGCACGCCCAAGCTCCTGCTGAGTTGCCAAAAGTAAGAGACATTATTGGTGACCTTGCTCCTCTTGAGTTGATGTGGGAGTCGCAAAACTACATTGGTCAGCCGTCTAAGTATGTTGAAAAGCTGCGATCAGAAACTGGAAAAGTAAGCGGCCACCAAAACAAGAACAATCCAGACACTCAACGCATTTCAGAAATTTTTGATATTCTTGGTAATGACGGATGGCCAGCAATGATGACTATCGACTATGCACTAAAGTCAGCTGTTGAGAAAAACCAAGATAAATTTCCGCAATCATGGCAATTCAAAGAAGAAAAGCTTCGAGCCACAGATTTCAGCATGGGATTCTCAATTCCGTGTCGCTGGGACGGAGATTCGTATTGTCACGTGCTGACAGGTGGCGCACTTGATCACGTGATCCATCCAGATCTTCCAAGAAGAATCACACACAGAGAAGCTGCCCGTATTCAAGGTCTTCCAGATGATTGGGAATTTACAAGCGTAAAAGACTACTCAATGCTCGGAGCTACTTGGGGCAAGGCAGTGTCTGCACAGGCAGCTACGTGGATTGGCGAAGCAACGGCCGCAGCCTTAAATGGTGAGCCTAACGGTCCGCAGGGTGAGCTTATCGGAGATAGAGAGTACTTAATTGACACAGATAAAGGGTTTACCCGGCACTCTGTCAAAAAGAATTGGTATAATCATTCATAGAAATGTACTTCTATATCTAGAGATGGTATATTCTCTACTCTCCGAACGACACAAGGACCTATATGCAATCGTTTCTTATTACGCCGTCCTCATTTGAGGAAACGTCGCGCCTTCTCGACAACAAGCGCCTGCATAAGCAGACTCTCGAAGCATGGCAGTGCCTTATGGTTATGGCTAAGCTCGACAAAGAAGGCAACTACCGCGAACCCAAAGGCTGGGTCAATCACCCGGTAGTCAAAATGTGGCGTGGCCACGAGACGCTATTTGTCTCGTATATCAGCGCTACATACTTTGAGTGGCGCTCTCGTGGCTATAAATCTACTCTTCTTGATAAGACGTACGCCACATATGATCTAGGGGTCAAGCTTGGCACTATCAACGGTGAAATGAGCATGCCCAACTGGATGGCCGATACGGAATACTATGAGCGCCTGTGCTCTACGCACCGGACAGCGCTTCTTTGTAAAAACTACGAGTGGTATTCTAAATTCGGCTGGGTCGAAGATCCAGGCACAGCGCCGCTTACCTATGAGTATGTATGGCCTCACCAGGATGGCTACGTCTAGCCTGCGCAGCTGCCCTTGAGAGGGCCAGAGACAGCACGTAATTGGTGTCCAGATAAAACACCATAAAAGTCTACAGATGAGCTTAGAGATCACGCCAAGGCGAGATACAATGTTCGTAAATGAAAGATAAGCGCCCTGGAGAGCATTTGTGGCTTGAGTGGACTGGAGACGGCTATGACTCCAGTTCTTCTATTGTTCTTTTTACTATAGAGCACGTAGATGTCGAAAATGAAGTAGTTAGAAGAGCTCTCGCGTCTAGTATCCAAAGATCTGGAATTGTTGATTCTTTAGGCGACGGATTCGCGTCAGTAAGTACTGCGTCGATCGAGTACGGGCTTGCTGGAATTGTTGAAGGCGAACTAGACTTTTCAGTATGCGATGAAGTCGGCGAGACACTGTATGGAGATCCTGTAGAAGAAATCTACGAAGTTACATGGGTTTCTTTGTGAACCCAAAGGGACTTCGCGACTTTGATTGGCACGACCATGCGGAATGTGCAAAGCCAGAGAATAAAAAGATTTCTAAGTTCTTTTTTTCTAGCGTGCCAAGCGAAAAATACGAAGCGCGCAACTTGTGCTTTAGCTGCCCCGTAAGAAAAGAATGTCTTAAGTGGGCGCTAGAGCATAAAGAAATTTGGGGAGTGTGGGGAGGAAAAGACGAAAGCGAGATACGACGCGCTTTGTCAGTTTCTCACACCGGTCAAGAAGTTCGACGGCAGCGATTTCCAAACTGCCCGTGTTGCGGCGCGCGCCCCAGCAAGTTGAGTGTCATTATTGCTGACTCACCAGAAGGTGGGCGGTGGGCAACTATGAAGCTCGTTACATGCGCAGAATGCGAATTTACTTGGAGAAGTCGCACAAGCGCAAATGCTGTAGACGCATACCACGCAAGTAAGAAATCAAAAAGTAAAGCGTCTAGCCCTGCTGATCATCATGATCATGGTCATGATGATGGTCACTTAGAGACTTAATCGCTTCATTTAATTGAGCGATAAGTGTGCGTGCAATCGCTAGTTGAAGTGCATACTGCTTGTTTTGCTCGAGTAAGTCTTCAATTACTGCTTGTGAGTTAACTTCCATCGTGTGTAGTCTTTCTTTGCTTTGGTTTACTATTGTATCGCATGTAGAGCGTTATTCGACGTATTCTTCGTTTAGTGCTTTTTCAATTATTTCTCGAAGTCTCGCCAGTTCAACTTCTGGCGGATCGCAGTAGCCACTTTCGTGCGCGTAGTTTAGTAAGAGTCCGTTAGCAAGACGAGCGATTCTTTTACCGTGCTTGTCAACAATAAACTTTTCAAAGTTGCCATTGATAGGCGCTTTTTCGCCGTCTGGGTTTAAGAAGTTGTAGAGATCGTGGATTTTTCTTCCGTCAGTCTCTCCGTCACGGTCTTCTCGCGAAGTTACTAGCTCAGTAAACGGATAAGTTACTCCGTATTTTTCTCTGCCAAAGTCTTCAGACGTTTTAGCATCACGAATACCGTCTTCGTAAATACCGTATGTTATGCCGAATCCGCAATAGTCATTTGTAGGAACTGCTACAACTTGAAATCCACGGTCTTTGTAGTCTTGGTAGAGCTGCTCGATGATTCCAAATTGCGGAGCATTTCCGCAGTCGCCTGTTGTATTAGCGAATAATGTAACTCTGCCGCGATACTGCGCTAGGAAGTTTTCTTCGCCATCTGCGCTGGCGAGTGGAATGTCATACACTGACTTATACTTATCGTTGCTGCTCATTTTTTTTTTTTCTCCTAAAAGTTCGTTACTTTGTTTTGGTACAAGTATTCTTGCCCGACATCTTTTTTTAAGTTTAAAAGCCATGTGTGTGGACTTCTTACAGTATCTGGGGTTTCGCTTGGGCTTTGCAATTGGCCAGTGTCGCCATGGCAGAACCATTGTAAATATACTATGCGATGGCCCGCCGTGACCGGTGTTACTTCGTGCGCGCCTAGATACGTTGACGGGTACATCGCAATATCTCCTGCTTCCAGTCTTACAGATACATCCCACATTCTAAAGTAAAGATCTCCACCCTCGTAGTCACTAGACCACGAGAGTCCCGCTGTCACTGTGTTATGCAGTGGCATCTGATTTATCGGCTTGTAGTTTTCGTCGAGTGGTA